CTTGGAAGGTTCGTAGGCACCGTTGGCTTGAAGGCCGTCTCGGCTATTCCGGGGGCGGTGGGCATGCTTCGCGAGGGCGCAGCCATGCCCATCGACTACGCAAGGAGCAAGATTACTGGCGTCCCTTATGACGTTGTGGAGGCGCAGCGCCACGAACGCTGGAAAAAACTGGGTGAGCAGGGGTTCGGGGGCTGGGCCATGAGCGCGCCGACGCCGGACGATGTCACGAACTGGATAGCAAAACAAGGGACAGGCCGCTTCGATCCTCAAGACACTGTTGGCCGCGCCGCTATGGCGGGGCTTTCAAGTGCGCTGGTTCCGGGTTCGCCATTGGTGGGGGCTACGCGAGTTGGCGGCGCTCCTTTAAGGGTGAAGCCGCCCACGGCAGTCTCGGAATACACACGCATCATGGCACCCGCGGGTGTCAGCGGAACCGTGGCAAGTACTGCTGGCGAACTTACCGGCGATCCAGTCATTGCCATGTTGGCGGGGCAGGCATCTGGCGTCGGGACGTCCGGCGGCAGCCGCGTAATTGGTGCTAACATAACGCACCCACATGATTTGGCAGAACGTACCGCTGGACGTGTTACTCGGGAGGCGGCCGAGCGTGGCCCGGAAGGTTCCGCATATCTGGAAGAGCGCCTCGCCGGCATGCCGGGAGAAGACGCGCGGATCGTAAACGAGCGGCTCCGGAAAGATGAAGCCGCCCGTCAGGCAACGGCCCGCGGCACGCTGGCGGGCATGGCACCGGACGTCAAAGGCCAATACGCCCTCACCGGCAATACGCCCAAGGAAACCGCCGCCGCCGATGTGCGCACGGTTTTCAACGACGCCTATGACATATCAAACACCAACGTGCGGTCTATGTGGGGGCAGCCCCAGCTCCAGAGCGCGACAATGTACCGTAACAAGTCCATTGAGCCGCTTAGCACGCATATTGATAGTTTGAGCACGCCGCGTCAGCAGGTCATTCCTAAAGAAGTCCGCGACACCATCACCGCGATTAAAGAACGCCACGGACGTGATATCCCATTGCTTGAGATGCAGGATTTACGTTCTCAAATCTTATCGGCCGCACGAAAGGCTGAGCAAGACGGCAATGGGTTTGGCGCGCAAGTGCTCGGAGAACTTGGCGAAAAACTTCGGGGCACGCTGTCCGATGAGAAGAATATTGTTTTTGGTGACACGACAGGCGCCGCGCGCCAGCAGTGGGCTGACGCCGTCGCCGCCACCAAATCACTGCATGAGACGTTCAAAGTTGGCCGTCTAGCTGATATCGTGGGTTCCGACGAAGCCAAGTCAAAGGTCGCGTTCAACGACACACTTCGGTACCTGCTGAACCGCCCTGACGGCGACCGTAATGCGGCGCTACTGCAGAAGGCGCTAGGCCCAAATATAGATCCTCATCTGACCGACTATCTAATCGGCGATTTGACAAACAATGGCGCACGCATTGTCACGCCAAAAGAAGTAGCCACATATCTTGGCAAAAAAGGAGCCCTCGTTGACCAGATACCCGGCGCTCGCCAGAGGTTCGAGGCAATCGGCACGGCGTCGGCAAAAGATCAACTTCTAGGCAATCTTGACAAAAATGTCGGCGATCCGGCGGCACTCATAACTATCGCCAATGCCAACAGGTCGTTGATCAATAATCTGCCGCCGAATGAGCGCGCGCAATTTGATATGCTTGAGCGCAGCGCGCGCGCGGCCATGCGGGTCGACCCTGATCGAACAACACCGATGAAGACATTGGACGCCCTCGCAAAAGGGACTACGTCAGACGTGTTGTACGGCGCGGCTACAGGGCGTATTCGCGACACCGCTATGGCATACGGCGCAATTCAGTTGATTGCGCATCAACTTGGCATGGGCGAATTGGTCTCGGGGCTCACCGGCCATTTAGGCACGGGCGTAGCCGCCGCTGTCAGCGGATCGGCAATCGGACGAGCAGCACGTAGCCTACCGATAATGTCGAACTTACCTGAGAACATTCTGTCCGGGCATGTTCAAACTTTGGCGCTTGAACTGCTGCAACGCGCTCGCGTCGACCCGCAGCTCCGCGCGCGGCTTGCGGCAAAGCCCGATCTCCGGGGGCTTACTTACCGCGCGCCTGCACTCCCGGCACTTGAACAGGGGGTGGAAGGTACAGAGGAACATGGCCGCAAACGTCCCGCGCTTGCCCGCGCCAGCGGCGGCCGGATCGGGGGCGTCAATCACGGTGCCATCGCGATGTCGCTGATTCGCGCCGCAGAGAAGGCCAAGAAGGGCCACAACACGACGACGCAACCTCTCCTTGAGCAGCCTGATGAAGCCATCACCAAGGCGCTCGCCATTGCTGACGAGGCTTTGTCATGACCACAGCCAACAAGGGCCTGAACCAGCCCGCCTACAACAGCTACGTCAATACGTGGGGCACCGGACCCCTCAACGATAACTTCGGGTACATCGATCTTGCGCTGGGCGGCAGCACGCTGCTGAACGCCACGGGCCTCGGCGGCACGACGGTCGTGCTGACGGCGACGCAGTGCGTGCCGCTCACGCTGGCGATTTCGGGCGTGCCTGCGGGCATCGTCACGTACTCGGTCCCCGCCGGCATCGGCGGCCAATGGGTGGTGCGCAACGGCACGACGGGCGGCTTCGCCGTGCGCGTGCAGTCCGCCGCCGGGGGCTCCTACGTCACGATCAACGCGGGCGACAACGTACAGGTTTCCTGCGACGGCACGGCGTCCGGCATGGTCCGCAACGATACGACGGCGACGGCGGCTGGTTCCAACGCGCAGGTTCAGTACAATAGCTCGGGCGTGCTGGCGGGTAGCGCAAACATGACGTTCGACGGCACCACACTCACCGTTGCCGGGTTCAGCAACACGGGCGCGACGGTGCTGGGCGACGCCGCAGGCGATGCGTTCACGATCAATAGCAGCGCGATCTCGATCCCCAACACAGCCAACTTCGGCAGCGACACGCTCTACCTCACGAGCGCCACGAAGCAGGTGGGCGTCGGCACGACGACCGTCGGCGCGAACACGCTGACCGTCGCGGGCACGGTCGCCTCGACGACGGGCGGCTTCGTGTTCCCTGACGCCACGACCCAGACGACGGCGGCGATCACGACGACCGTATTTCAGCAGGTGTTCACCGCCAACGGCACCTACACGCCACACGCCGGCATGGTCACCTGCATCATCGAGTGCGTGGGCGGCGGGGGCGCGGGTGGCGGCTCGAATGGCACCGGATCGCAGGTGAATGTCGGTGGCGGCGGCGGGTCGGGCGGGTACTCGCGAAAGCTGTCGACGGCGGCCGCCGTCGGCGCGTCGAAGACTGTTACCATCGGCGCGGGCGGCACGGCCGGCGCGGTGGGGCCGAACGCAGGCGGCAACGGCGGCGACACGTCAGTGGGGTCGCTCTGCATCGCCAAAGGCGGCACGGGCGGCGGCGGTACGGACGTGAACGTGTCTGTCGGTGCCGCTGGCGCTGGCGGTGTCGCCGGCACGGGTGACGTCACTGCGGCGGGGTCAAGCGGCAATTCGGGCTATGCCGCAAACACGGCGGCTGTGTCGGTCTTTGGCGCCGCCGGCGGTTCCTCAATCTTCGGCGGGGGCGCGGCTCCCGCCGCCTTCTTCGGCACCGGGAGCGCCAACGGCGCCGCCGCCAGCGCCTACGGTTCGGGTGGCGGGGGCGGCTATACGTCCAACGCGGTCACCGACGTAGCGGGCGGCGCGGGGTCGTCGGGCATCGTGATCATCACGGAATACTGTAACTGATAGCATGTCGATCACGCCGGCCATCGCGGCGCGCTCATCGAGCGTGTAGCGCCACGACTTGGCACACCGCGCCATGACTTTGACGGCGGCGTGCCGTAGCGCGTCAGCGCGGCCTGACATGCCAGCGGGAGGCATTGCGGATGTACTGCCGCGTCCACCCCCGGTACTTGTAGTCGTCGGTGCGGCTGCTCCGGGATATCGGCATGGAGACGACGAGGCCGTCGGGCATGTGGAAACGCACTGTGAGGTGCTGCTGCGTTTGCAGCCATTCGACCCGGAGCGCGCCTTCGAGATGGGCCGTCTGCTCAATCGTCCGTCGCATCTTTGAGTTCATCTGACGTTATCCTATGCCATAAAACCGAAGCTAGAAGCCTGACACGCTCGTGCGGGCTGTGCAAGAGCCGTGTAATCAGCAATGTTGCGTTGTCAGTCCAGCGGCGATTTCGCTGGACGTGACGGCACAGCGCCCAGTAGAGGGCGCTGTGCTGTTCCAGTTCGGTCACCGTCGAAAACTCGGCGCGGGGCCGGCAAAGAACGCCGGATGAGTAGCGCGACCGGGCAGACGGCCGTTGACGAGCTTCGACACCACCACGGGCAGTGTGATCGAGCCTTTGACGCGGATGAATGTGCGGTCTTCCACCCACGCCACCTTCTCGCCCCACGCCGCATTCACCATTGCCGCGATGCGCTCGTTCTCCGCGCGTAGACCAGTGCTCATGTCATTTCTCCTCTTCGGGCAGGTGCGCCCATTTCCATCGATTGCGAATATTCGACACATGCGACACCGATATTCCGTACTCGTACGCTATCAACTTGTACCGGCGGGTGTCGCGCCGGATAGCAAGCACCTCCTCCGCAGTCAGCCTCGCCGCCGCGTTTTCTTCACCCTTCCCAGCCGACATCGGTAGCAAACTCCCCTGCAAAAGACAGGTAGTTGATGGCGTCGGCGTAGCTGTCGAGATACTCGGGCGACTGCGCGATACGCGAAAGCTTCACGGCCACCAAGACCAACGCGACGTCGCGCGCCGTCAAAGGACGCCCAGTCAATTCGCCGGCAATTCGCGCGATGCGCTCGTGGTTCTCGCGCACCGTCCCGTAAGTATCGCCACGGGGTTTCAGGAGGCCCAGCGCCTCGTTAATGATGTCAACGTGCTTCATGTTCTCCCTCATAGTACTCGGCAACCTTGCCGACGTGGGCAAGGTTCACGGCCATCGGCCCGCGAGTAATCCAACGCTTGGTGTCGCCGGTGCGCTCGTAGATCAGGTGGTCCCCTCGCAGAAAGCCCCCTCCGTCAAGATACGTCAGGTCATCGAGCGATTGCATCTCGGGCACATCAAGAATGAGTTGATGCGTTCCGTCGTTCCTGCCCGACGGCATATTCATGTGAAGCAACAGTTTCATGACGATCCCTCGGGTGGAATGTACGCGGAAAAGCCCGCCCTGAGTTCAGACTGTTTGATGGGCACTTTCCACCCTTTCCTCTCGTTGTTGCTGACCCTTTCGCCAAACATCTTGCGCAACACGCCGCCAACGGCGCGCGATGTCGCGTAATTGTCGGGCAAATTGTAGTACCGCGCGAGGTCGCTCGCCGTTGCAAAGGTCCACTCAAACTTCGGGATGTGCACCATGCGGGCGCGCAGTTCCTGCAGGCGCCCCTCGGCGGGGCTCTCGACGCGGTGCTCTTCTACGATCACGGCGTGAAGCTGCATTTCCTCGCGCGTCAGGTTCCAACTCGTTCCCTGCCGGAACAGGTGCAGCATCTGTGCCCAGTACTGTTGCATGTCTATTCCATGGAAAGCGTTGCATCGCGTCACATCAATCGGCAGGAAACGACGGGCACCAGTCGGGTCGTTCAGAAACTGGCTGTCGTTGACACTGGCCCAGAACGTCGTGACCCGCGCACGCACGGTGATCAGGCGGTCGTAGGGCAGTCTGATCTTGTCGACAGGGCGCGACAAAAAACTCTTCAGGTGCCCCGCCTCGATGCGGCTGATGATCGATTCCAGCTCAGCCATCTCGACCAGAGGGGAACTCGTGAGCCGCCTCTCGTCGTCCTTGCTGCCCGCGTGCCCAAGGTTCGCGCTCTGCTCCAGCAGACGCCACGCCGAAGGCAACAGCGAGCCGATAAAGGTGGACTTCCCGCAACCCTGCGGGCCAACCAACACCACGACCTGCGGTATGCTGATGGGCGTCTCCCGCGCCCAGTTAGTCCACGCCACAATGGCCTGAATCGACGCGCGCAGGAGAACGATGTCGCGCCACTTGGGGTTCGGCGTCTCTATCGCGTCGGCCAGCGCACGAAAGCGGTCTACGCCATCCCACGGCTTTGAATTGATCCAGTCACACACCGGGTGGTAGCCGTTGTTGGCGGCCAGTGTGTGCAGCAACTCGTCAAGCGTGGCGCGCAGCGAGATGCCGTCGCGGTTCGCGAGAGAT